ACTATTGATTATCAATCAGGCTTTATGTTAGGTGAGGTGTATGTTAATCCACAGTACTACAACGCAGGAGACTTCATTACACAGGGTTTTAGATACAGTCAGAACTTTGGTGCAGTGAGTGTTATGTTAAAGTACACAGACACAGAGCAACCTAGAGTCGCTAAGTATGATGCTATGATTAGTTGGAAACAGCGTTATGGCAAGAATGAATATCAAGTGAAGTATGCAGTCAATTTAGACAGAGCACCTAGTCAGTATGATATAATCGATAGTGAGTTCTTAGAGGACTTGAAGAAGATGAACTTGTACTACACTAGATACATCAATGAAAAAGTAACATTATCTTTAAAGGTTGAGAACGCATTTGACGATGTAGTTGAAGTTGTTCCATTTTATGATAACCAAGGAAGAGAATTTTACTTGACATTAGGCTACAACTGGTAGTATAATACATAAAAGCAAATAGAGGTTTAAATGGGAAAATGTGTTTTAGAAATACGTGACGAAGTAAACGTTAAGTTCGTTGGACTTGATGTTAAGACTAGACGTAACGTATCAGACGCTGTAAAATACTTTTTACCATATGCATATCATATGCCGGCTTACAAGTTAGGTCGGTGGGATGGTTGTGTAAGGTATTGTGACGTAGGCGGCAGGACATATATGAACCTACTCGATAGATTGCTTCCAATTGTTCAAAAAGCAGGATATGACATTGAGGTCCAAGACAACAGAAACGTTTGGTCATTTGATTTCCCAGAGATCACACAGACTAGATTCGATGATGTTGCTTGGCCCAAAGGTCATCCAGCAGAAGGTGAACCAATTATATTGCGAGACTATCAAGTAGAAGTTATTAATAACTTTTTAAAGAACCCACAAAGCATTCAAGAAGTGGCTACAGGAGCCGGTAAGACGCTCATAACAGCCGCCTTAAGCAATATGTGTGAGCCATATGGGCGTACTATAGTTATTGTGCCAAACAAAGACTTGGTAGTACAAACAGAGCGTGACTACAAAAACTTAGGACTGGATGTGGGTGTGCTATTTGGTGACCGTAAAGAGTACGACAAAACGCACACAATTTGTACTTGGCAAAGTCTAAGTATAATGGAAAAGAAAAGTAAGAAGTACGAAGCAGACTTTCCTATAGATTCATTTCTAGAAGACGTAGTTTGCATTATGGTAGACGAAGTACATAAAGCGAAAGCAGATGTACTCCGTAACTTGTTGAGCGGGGCATTTAGAAATGTTCCCGTTCGATGGGGACTTACAGGAACTATACCCAAAGACGAGTACGAAGCAGTTGGTTGTGTTTGTAGTTTGGGTCCTGTGATTGGAAATTTAAGCAGTAAGGAATTACAAGATAAAGGTGTGTTAGCAAAACTAGATATTAACATACTGCAAATGCAAGACGGTGTGCTAGGATTTAATAATTATGCACAGGAACTTAAATGGCTTGTGACAGACAAAGACAGAATTACAGAGATCAGTAAAGTTATTACCGGTCTCAGCACTAACGGAAACACACTAGTACTAATTGACAGAATTGCCACAGGGCAACTATTATCCGAAATGTTTCCGGAGTGGGTATTTATTAGCGGTGAGATGAAAGTATCTGACAGACAAAAGGAATACAGAGAAGTTAGTGAAATGGATAATAAGGTTATTGTTGCTACATATGGAGTAGCGGCAGTAGGTATTAACATACCCAGAATTTTTAACTTAGTTCTTTTAGAGCCAGGTAAAAGTTATGTGCGTGTTATACAAAGCATAGGTAGAGGCATTCGTAAAGCAGAGGACAAAGACTATTTAAATGTTGTTGACATTACGAGTAATTTAAAGTATAGTAAAAAACACTTGACGGCCCGTAAGGCGTTTTATAAAGAACAAGGATTTCCGTTCCAAGTGACTAAAGTGGAGTATAAATGAAAATATTGACAGTAGAAAACGATGTATATGAAATTGACCATGTACCTGACGAAATAGATGACATACGTTTCTGTGTGTTTGACACATCAGACACAGATTGGATGGATTATTACTTCCTTCCTTTAATTTTTCTGGAGAGCTTTTATGCTCCAGCAATATGTTTACGAATAGGCGAAAACACTATCCAGATGCCTATGGATTGGAGCATAGTAATAACAGATGAAGATTTGACTGGTATCGAAGTAGTGCCGTTAACTAGTTTAAACAATAGAGGATTCTTAACAGCAACAATGAATCCTTTAGGCAGAAAGATGTTAGAAGCACAAGAAATACAAATTACAAACATCTATCAAGACGTAAAATGGTTCTTCCCTAAATTGAAGAACGGACATTTATTAGTTGCACCGCTAGAGAACAAGCCAAATCCTAGGTGTGCATTTTTTGTAAAAGAAGCCAATAAGATACCTAATGATCTTTACATTGGCGATTTATTAGACTAGGAGGATATTATGAGTTTAGATAAAGATATTGATAAGATGGCAGAAAAGTTGAAAGGTACAAAAAGGCGTTTCAGAATTGAAGCAGGATACCGAGGTGGCGAAGTAGCAATTGGCACAGTTAAGGCAGACTTTGTGGACCATTTCATAAAACCAGAAGAGGGCGATGGCGACTTAATAGATTTCGTTACCAGTTTCGACTGGGATGAAGTGGACGAGACAATACCGTTACCATATGAAAACTTTGAATCATGGACAGAAACAACTGACATTGAACACTTAAATGGAGCATACGCTGACGACCAATGGACTTACGAAGAAGTTCCTGCAGACGGTAGCGATGATTATGCTTATGAAAATGTAGTTGATTTTGATCCTTACCATTTGTACGGCAGAGAAGCATACATGGACGATAAGAAGCCAGACGATATGACTAATTATAAACCAGTGCTACAATTTCACAGTGGTGAGAAAGGTGGTTTTGGTTCTTGGTTTGTTGAACTAATTGGCGAAGATTTTGACCCTAAGAAAGTAGCATTCAGTTCTGTTGAATCTCAAGTAGCCGAAATAGTTCAAGACATGTGGTATGATAAAGAATTGATTGACAAAGATTATGATAACTGTGATACTACTGGTAAAGGATACTATGCAAGTGTAGGGTACATGAATATGAAATGGCATGACTCAGATGAAACATATACTGATGAGTATCTACTAGAAAACGACTATTGGGAATGTTATGATGACGAGCTCGCCGACAGTGAGTAAATATAACGTAGATTTAAAAGACCATATTAGAACAGTATCTGGATTTCCAAAAGAAGGAATTGAATTTAGAGACATAACCAGTCTACTGGAAAACCCGTTAGCATTCAACACGTCATTGCTAGATTTTACTATTGAAGCATACTCTTTTAGCGCCACTAAAATCATTGGTATCGAAAGTAGAGGGTTTGTTTTTGGAGCACCACTGGCTAGAGATTTAGACTTGCCTTTTATAATGGCTCGTAAGCCTGGTAAATTACCGGGCAACGTATATAGGAAAGAGTACGAATTAGAGTACGGTACTGCATGTTTGAATATACAATGCAATACAGATATTGTCCCAGCTGATAAAGTTGTAATAATGGACGATTTGATTGCTACAGGCGGCACAGCACTTGCCTGTGCAGATATTGTACATACACATTTTGGTGTACCTAAAGAAAATATTTTAGTTTTAGCACTAATAAACTTGCCCACACTTAAAGGAAGTGCTATAATAGAAGAACACGGGTACGGAGTAAACACACTAATAGAATTTGAAGGTCATTGATGAAAGATTTAATTTTAATTGCGTTAGAAAGCGAAGCACCAAAAATGAAAGAATGGGAAAATGTATTTTTTACTGGTGTAGGCAAAGTTAATGCCGCCATTAGAGCATCAGCACTAATACAAGAACATAGCCCTAGTAGAGTTTGGAACTTTGGTACAGCAGGTGGTATAAACCCTGACTGTAAACAATTAGTAGAAGTATCGAACTTTGTACAACGAGATATGCGATGCTGTGAACTAGGATTTGAAATAGGATTAACTCCGTTTGAAGAGGTTAGGACAATCAGTTTTGATGATCCAAACGAAGGATACACTTGTAGTACAGGTGACAATTTTGTAGATAATCCAAACTTAGAAATCCCCGCAGACATAGTAGATATGGAGGCTTATGCTATTGCAAAGGCGTGCCAGTATCACGGTGTCGAGTTTAAGTGTTTTAAATATATAAGTGATAGTGCCGATGAAAATGCAAACAAAGAATGGCATGAGACTGTTGCAAACGGCGAACCTCATTATATTAATGTATGGGACACTCATACTAGCAATTTAAATGACTACGACACACAACTACAATTAGACATGGATTAATATGGCAAAGAAACCGCAAATACCTTTACAAGAAGTTATGAAAGCCATTGACAAAAAGGATCGTGGCTGGTATAATAAACTTGATGCTGAAAAGAAAAAGGCTTTTAGTGCCTGGATGATGATGAGGTATGCGAGTAGTGTGCAAGGCAGTTCGGCACCAGACTATATTTGGATGGTCAACGAGTTAGTTAATCACAAGTTTACTGATGTTAGTAAGCACCCCGAGTTACAATGGTTGTTATTAACAGCGGCTGGTAGTGGTAAAGTACAACATCATCCATAT